AGGGAAGGTTGCACAGCTAAGCAACCTTCAAAAGATCCGACATGGAGATCCAGCCCTTATTAGGATTGGTTCCTTTCGGTCCCTCCGCCCGCCCTATTACGGGGCAGGTGCCCACACCCACCTTAACTTCAGTGGGTGTCTTAATGGTGCAAAACCAAGTCTCTCTTCTTTAGAGAGAGGAGGGTACAACACTTCAGTGAAGTATTGTAACACCATCGTACTACTATCGACCGGCGTACGGGTCGCACTTCCGCGAGGGAGAGTGGCTCGAACTTCCGTCCTCTGTAGGTGAGGATTCCAGCGTCTTTTCAGACGACAGGTATACTCACCCCATCGGGACGACCAGCCGATAGAACCTGAATCCGGATGCTTGACCGGTAGGGCATAACGCCCTAGGGCCTCGACTGTCCTTTTGAGAAACGCTGATACTTCAAACCAACCTCTATTATAGAAGTTGTTGTGGGTGTCAACGCTAGACAAAACAGATTCAGGTTTGGACACGGATGGTATGCTAATGATGCTCACCTTGGTCACGTCGTGACCATCGTATGCATCGAAACCACAAGACTCTCGGAACTTTCCAGTTGCGAAGGTCTTAGTGTGGTTCACCTTCAAACGAAGGTAATGCAGCATATCCACAACGTCCTCGTGTGCGTGGATGGGAACGATAATATCGTCACCAAACACGCGGACCCTCCTGGCAACGTGCCTTATGTTGTCGTAGGTCGCTAAGAGCCCTTCATTGAAGAGCGTCTCGGAGATTGCTACAACAGCAAAAAGGATACTTTGGACAGGAAAGGTGATAGCAGACCCCATCGTAGAAAATTTCCTAAGCCTATGAAAGGCAGGAGATTTCTTGTCGATGTCTTGCCTTATATATCGAGTACGCGATGCATGCATCGCCTCGATAAGGGAGGGAGAGCGCCTAAAAAGACGCTCTATCACCCAGCAAGAAATACGATCGCTAGCATTCGACAAGTCAATAGTCGAATGGGCCATCGTATGGGAGGCGAGTCGTGCGAATTCCTGATTGGGCCGCTGGTCTCTAAAAGAGATACAGCGACCTAAGGAGGTGTGTTCAACACGATTCATCAGGAAATCTCGAACAGACTGCTGACACCACTGGTGTGACGTCGGCTCCGAGGCGATAAGCCTCGGGCCAGCGTACGTCTTTGGTACAGCAATCAGACGAGACGGAGCTTCGCCCTTAGAATAAAGGTTAGAAGATCCTCCTGATCTGACCATGTCAGCCCAATCGCCATAGTTTGCAAAAGCAAACTCGGAGAGAGGAAAGACATGATCAAGCCTATCGGGCCAATGGGGAAAGAGGTACTTGTACCCCGATCCCTTTATGTCCGATACTGCTCCGGGTCCATGCCGGAACCGCCATTCGAGGGGGTTGAATCCCCCGATCTCGGCACAACAAGCGTCGGCGACCCGTTGAAGAACGGATAGCCGGTTTGCGATGTCGGGAAGTTTGGCGGAGACGGGCGTTCCAGAATCTTCGAAAAGATCTGGATCGCCTGGCCCCCAAGTGAGCCGATCTGCATAATGCAGACCAGCAAGAGCATGGAGGTCAAGGCCATCGTCATCCCAATCAAGAGATGGCGACTGAACCTCGCTGTCGATCTTGAAGAACTCATTGACATGTTCCCATGTTGATGAGTCAGGGCACTCTATCCTAAGCTTTTTGACAGCCGTACAAAGCTGCCGAATCGCCTGGATGAAGTACACATCAGGATCGACCCGGAGTTCTCCGTTTTCATGAAAGACACGTAGAACCAGCCCCTTAAAAAGTTTCGGGATTGGTACTCTCGTCCTGTAACCGCTGAAACCAGCGAGTCCAGATCGAGTTAGGTGTCCCTGAGACAAGCACAGATCAAAGTGCTTGCCAAAGGCAGGAAGGTCAACCAAAAAGTATGGAAGACCTCGATGCTTCATGAGGGAGAGCAAACGCTTGTAATCGCGCTTACACTCCACTTGGAGACTAGGACGACTTACTTCTATGTCAAACAACATAGAACCGTAAAGTCCTAGGACAAACTCTTCGTAGCTCTTACTCAACATTTGGATCTTCTCCTATTGTTGATCTACGAGCTTAGAAGGTTACCCTGACATTGGCCCAGAGAGCTAGAAACTAGCTCTCCCAACCAAGCAGCTTCGCTGCGATGGCGCCGGCTTTTACCATGTAAAAGCTCATTGCCTCGCTGGTGTCGATGACATCAGAGGCGACCGCGTTCGGATCCGTACGGATCGTGAACAAGACCTCGCTCAGCGAACCCAGGGGGATACCAGTAGTCGGTTTCACAAACCGCGAGAAAGTCACAGTGTGACGATCGAACGGCTGTGTACCTGCCTTAACGGTATCCCGAGAGTGCCGGACTTTCGCCCGGTACGTAACGGTCGTGTCGTCGAGATAGTATTCCGACGAATAACCGTCCTGGTTAATCAGCGGCAGCACTTTGGCCGTTCCACCGGAACCGTCCAAAGTGATAGTCAGAGAAGTTCCAAGCATGGAGATGTCCTTTCCTCTTCGCTTGTCGTCAACGCTTTAAGCGCTGAACGAACAACGCGGAAAGGATTGACAGTCGACGCATATCCAAGTATGGGATATGCGCATCGATGACTCCTGATCCCACATACCTCTCTTTAGAGGTAATGGAATAGAATCCGGGCTCCCAAGTGTACCGAGAGGTAATACTAAGGAGTCTAGGCTGAAACAACGTTTCAGTTCTAGTCATCACGTTAACGGATGACGGGTCAGCAGGAATAGTGTTGCTATTTGACAACACATAGTCCTTGACGTTCGTGCCCATGTCGATCAGAAAAGTCCAAGGAAGTAGATCCCAAGCTCCTGCGAAGGTGGCTTGAGAATCTATACCAGCGACTATCTGAGCGGCTTTGCGCAGAACCTCAGCGTGACTAGGGTGATAGCCGGAGAAAGTGCCACGTGGTTTCCACCTGACAGTTCCCCACCGTTCCACAGTCGTTTTGACTGAGAGAATGGTAGATATCGATAGTATTGGATAAGATTCCATTACTACAAACGATACATCGGCAAAGCCCCAGCGACCCAGACGGATTCTTCGCTTCAATCCCGCAGAACTATACAACCGGTCAATCTCCGCAGCCCTTTTGAGGATGTGGTCATGGACCTGAAGTAAGTTCGTTACGTCCTCAACAAGAGGGATCCATCCAAACTGAGCAGATAAGTGGGTGTTAGCTGCATCACGCAGCTTAAGCCTACCTCTCCGACCAGACTTGAATAGATCTCCTGCATTCTTGAGGAGCTTCGGGATATCCACCAGATCTTGGAGGATGCTTAACGGCACGTAATCTGGCCTGCTAGGATTAGTCCTAGCAAGTAGAGTCGTGACGCTAGAGGCAGCCGTCGGAACACCTGGTGTAGCAAGATGACCTATGTTGGAGAAACGGATATACGATGGAACATAGTCTATCGCAATACCGTCTCGCCCATCGGGTATATCGTAGAGCCCTTGAACGAGCCCTAG